TACATGGGGTGGTGGAGATAGTATCGACCGAGAACGTGTTCGTGACATTATGATTAATGATTTTAAATTGGAGTGGAAATAATATGATTGAACAGTATAAAAATGAAATTGAAAAGTTGAAAAACATCTTGAGTAGGATTGGTGGTAACTCATCTTCAGTAAAAATGAAGAAGTTTGCAATTGGGCAAAAGATTGAGTTATTTGAAGATATCGTTAAAGAGATGGAACTAATTCAAGAGGAGCTTGTATAATGGGATTACATATAGACGTATTAAAAAATGGTAAGTATGACTGCACGAATGGTGGAATTACTTCTAAGGACATTAAAGGATTGTGTCTAGAAAATGTATCGGGGCCTTTCCATCCTAGTGATGATTACCCTGCCGCACAGTTGGTTTCAAGGAAAATTATGGGTAGAACAATTGTTCATATCGTTCCTACTGCTGAGATTGAAAAGGGTTCATGGACTATGATGGGTGGACACTACGGTGCAACATCTGACTCACGGTTCAGTGATAAGATTGAAGAGTTGATGGGTACACCATTCTATGGTGCGCTTGCAATACACGATAGGGTTGAGTAATGAGTATAGAAATGTACGACTTTGTAGTAGCATGTTTGATAATTATCCCTATATTATTAATTTACAATAAAGAAGGTTAATTTGAAATTAAGCCTTGACATTTGTTTTAAAAACATGTATACTATAATAGTAAAGTGAGAAAGAGGAATTGATTATGAAAAAATTTGTTGTGATGACCCAAGGTATGGAGAATTATGGTGCTCATTGTGAGGACGGTAAGTTTGAAACGGGCAATGCGTATTGGAAGTTCAAATGTGGTTCTGATTACATTGTTGAGGGTTTGGAGAGGGAACAGGATGCCATGGCATTCGTTGCTTCAATCGGTATGGAGAACTCTATCGGTTGGAAAGAGTTTCCTAGTGAAGTTATGACCTTTGATAAGTTCTGTGAGGACTTTGATATGGATGATGCTTTTGAAAAGGAGCATTTCGATTTCAAGATGAAATCTATGAAGGTTGTCAATCCGATAACCTATGTGAAAGGGAGTTTATAATGGTTGAAGTTTTAGAAGATATTGAGGTTTTAGAAAACCTTATGATTGCTTTGAAGGAAGGTGCTTCAGATGAGAAGTATGCTGCTATATTTGCAGTTGAAAAACTTTTGATAAAGAAGAAGGATCTTATTAGTGAATTTGAAGCGGAGTATGCCCCAGTATGATTAGAAAAAAAACTACTCCAAGTGAGAGAATTATTGATTTAACTGGGCCCGATGGTAATGCATATTACTTATTGTCTCATGCAAAAGATATGGCACGACAACTAGATATGAATGCCACTGCTATTTGTAACGAGATGACTACTGGTGACTATGAAAACCTCATTAATGTGTTTGATAAATACTTTGGTGATTATGTTATCTTAGAGAGGTAGACAAATGGAAGCTTGGGAATTATCTTTAATTACAACATCTGCACTGGCACTATTCTTTTATGCTGGTAAATATGTTGGTGGCAAGAAAAAGACTGCTGATATTGTAGATTCAATGTTAGACAAGTTGGAACAAGGAAATTTTATTCAGACGAAAACGGATGAAAAAACTGGAGAAAAGGAATTAATAGCTATTGACAAACCAACGTAAATAGTCTATACTTAACTAGTAAATGGATAAATTATGATATATAAAAAGATGAAGGATGCAGTAGAAGCCGCAAAAGATATGTGCGAGACACTGGATACTTATGTAAAAATCACTAAAGCAAAAGATGGATATGAACTATTCGGAACTGGTGATTTAATATTAACTGTGAAGGAGTAAAAATGAAGAAATTAACTTATGGACTTTGTGCCATGATGGTAATGTCGAGTACGGCATATGCCCATGATGCAGATGTAACTGATGTGAGTAAGAGTGTGATTAATCGTGTACCTTACAATGTTGAAGTGTGTACGAATGTTACCTCTGGTGGAGATAAAACTGGCGATACACTTAAAGGTGGATTGATTGGTGGTATCTTAGGTAAAGTAATTACCAAAAATAATGATGGTGCGGCCGCAGGGGCAGTGCTTGGTGGAATATTCGGACACAACAATTCCGATGCAACAGCGACTACTAGGCGACAATGTAGTGTTGAAACCAGATATGAAGAAGAAAGAGTTAGTGTGTATTCTCACAGTATAGTAACTTTCACTCATAACGGACAACAGTATAGAGTACAGTTTACTAAGTAGTCAACCAAGAGTATCTGCCCTTAGCTCAGCTGGATTAGAGCAACAGCCTTCTAAGCTGTAGGTCGTAGGTTCGAATCCTACAGGGCAGGCCAATCTTGATTTGAGGAATGAATGAAATATAAACAGATAAATAAATTTAAGAAGAAACCATTTAAACGAGAAGAACGTCCGTCTGGTATGACTGTGATGGTTCGTGATAATGATGTGAATAAAGCAATGAGAGTTCTGAAGAAGAAACTCTTGAACGATGGGTTCTTTCAAGAACTAAGAGATCGTACCTTCTATGAGTCTAAAGGGACTAAACGTAGAAAGGCAAAAGATGTAGCAACTCGTAGGTTTAAGAAGAACCAAGCGAAGTTGAAGTTGGAACGTGGTTACTAAGAGGAACTTATATAATGAAACGCAATGTGAAAATTGAAAATGATACTACACTACCTAAGACTAGGAAGAAACGCAAACCTATGTCTGAAGAACAAAAGACTGCAGCTGCAGAACGTCTTGCAATTGCACGAGAAAAACGACTCAAGGAAAATCCTCCAGAATATAAGAGTATCCATCCCTCAGTCTTGGCAAAGGGTGATGATGACCAATGGAGTCACCTCAAGGTTAAGGAATGGATAAAGACTCAGAAGTCTTTGGCGGCATCTGAACGTGCAAGTGTACGAGCAAAGATTAAAGGTTCTGAAGCAAAACTTGCAAGCACTACAGGATATATTCGTAATATGGAAACGTATCTGCGAACAGGTGAATGGTTAGATTTGTTTTGGGGTGAGTATGGACAGAACAGATGTAAGAGTGTTTGTATCGTGATGGCATACTACGAAAACGGCAAACCAAAAAGACAAATCGGTACATGGTATCCAGACATACAATGTGAATGGACAAAAGAAATGGAACTAGAGGGTTACGATGACAACTGAAAACAAAGCGAATGTAATTCAATTCCCACTTAAAGTACCAGCAAACTCTGCTATCAAAATAGATGACACTGCATTACAGATGCAGCAAGATATGGTTTTTGCAGACCACCTTACTGAAGGTTTGGTGGTTAATATGATACACAACATGGGTGAGAATGGAATTGACACTGAAGATGAAGATTTCATTTGTGACATATCACTGTTGATTGAGCAAGTAAAATCTTCAATCTATAGAAGTTGTGGAATACCACATCCTTTACACTCTCTCGTAGATGAGTTTGTTACGGTAACAAAAGAAGGTGGTAAGGTTCAGACTTACTTGGATTGTTATGCACTCAAAGATGCGCTTGTTGGTGATGATGAAGAAGATGAAGATTAAAATAGAAATTGAGATAGACACGGAAGTGCAACAGGATTTAAATACAATCGAAGAGATTGTCGAGAAGTTACAAGACTTGCTTTATTACCAAAGCAAGGAAGAAGATTAACAATGCGGGCATCGTATAATGGTATTACCTCAGTTTTCCAAACTGATGAAGAGAGTTCAATTCCCTCTGCCCGCTCCATTATTTTTAAAAATCTATTGACTTTAGGGTTAATTTAGGTTACTATATAATATATACACAAAACAAGTGAGAATAATATGATATTAGTTGATATGAACCAAGTCACCATCAGCAATCTGATGATGCAACTAGGTTCTAAACGTGATAATGATTTAGATGAGGACATGGTTCGTCACATGGTATTGAATTCACTACGAGGTTATCGTAGTCGATTCGGTGAGGCATTCGGTGAACTCGTACTTTGTTATGACAGCAAGAAGTACTGGCGTAGGGACTACTTCCCTAACTACAAATCCAATCGCAAAAAGGACAGGGCAAACTCTGGACTTGATTGGAATGTAATCTTTGAAACTCTAAATAACCTTAGAGATGATATCAAAGAAATCTTTCCATACAAAGTAATAGAGACAGAAGGTGCAGAGGCAGATGATGTCATTGCAGCGATAGTCCAACATGTTGCTGAGACTCCATCTGAGTTTGAGCATATTCTTATATTGTCTGGAGACAAAGATTTTATACAGTTGCACAAATATAACAATGTTAAACAATATAGTCCAGTACTGAAAAAGTTTCTGAATGGTATTGACCCAGACATATATATTAGAGAACATGTGCTAAAGGGTGACAGGAGTGATGGTGTACCAAACTTCTTATCCCCAGATAACACTTTCGTTGATGAGATGCGACAGAAACCATTATCCAAAAAGAAGTTGGAGACATGGATTGACTTAGACCCTTCAGAGTTTTGTTCTGAAGAGATGATGCGTAATTACCAACGGAATAAGACCCTAATCGATTTAGAGTATATTCCTAGTGACTTGAAAGTACAAATTCTGGAAGATTATCAGAATGCTGAACATGGTGACAGGACTAAACTGTTAAATTATTTTATAACTAAAAGATTGAAAAATCTTATGACCGACATTGGAGACTTTTAAAAATGGTTCAAGATACATACACGCCTCTACTTTCAGAAGTATTGAAGAAGGTGAATAACGCAAAGACTAAATCTACAAAGGTTGAAGTCTTACGAAAATACGACTGTGATGCTTTGAGAGCACTCATTAAATCTTCATTCGACCCTAATATCGAATGGGTGATTCCAAGGGGAGAAGTTCCTTTTAGATTTAACGATGCAGTTGAAGGTACAGAACATACTGTATTACGAAGAGAGTATAAGAAACTCTATCGTTTTATTAAGGGTGGTGATGCCCAACTTGTTGGATTCAAGCGTGAAAACTTATTCATCCAACTTCTAGAAGGGTTGCACAAAGATGAAGCAACTCTTATTCTTCAGGCAAAAGATAAGAAACTTCACCAATCAGTTAAAGGACTGTCTGCCGCAGTCGTTAAAGAAGCGTTCAATTGGAACGATGAATTTGCAAAGGAAACACAAGATGTTAACAGCTGACCAGTTCAAAGAACTATTCCCAAACTGTAAAGACCCAGATGGATGGGTAGATGCAATGAATGAGGTATTTCCGAAATATGAAATTAATACCCCAGAACGTATTGCATCATTTGTGGCACAATGTGGTCACGAATCTGGTGGTTGGAGAGTATTCTCTGAGAACCTAAACTATAGTGCAAAAGCACTTGATGCAATCTTTGGTAAGTACTTTAAACGTGCTGCAAGGGACTCAGAACCCTACCACAGGCAACCAGAAAAGATTGCCAACGTAGTCTATGCAAATCGTATGGACAACGGTGACACGGACAGTGGTGACGGTTGGAAGTATCGTGGCAGAGGCCCAATCCAATTGACAGGTAAAGCGAACTATAGTTCCTTTGCAGAAGATATGGATGTTGATGTTATCGATAATCCCGACATGGTTTCAGAAGACAAAGAGGTTGCACTCATGTCTGCCATTTGGTATTGGAACAAGAACGGATTAAATCGTTATGCAGATAGTGGTGATATTAAAACCATGACTAAACGTATCAATGGTGGTTACATTGGTCTGGAAGACCGTATCCATCACTGGAAAGATGCACTTGCAATGTTAGGTGCAGAGGCTGGAGACCATGAGTCCTTTGCCTCTCCAAGTGATGATGTGCCTTCACCAGAAGATATTGGTGTGCTACGAAAGGGTATGAAGTCAGTTGGTGTTGCAATGATGCAAGAAGCATTAGGTATCACAGCAGATGGTGACTTTGGCCCAGGCACAGAACGTGCTTTAAAAGAATGGCAATCCAATAATGGGTTAGTAGTAGATGGTATTGCAGGCCCCTCAACATTAGGCGAATTACTTGGCTAAAATGTATTGACAAAGTGATACCTCTATGGTATTATATAAGAACAATGGATGGGGATTCACCTCTCTCTCGACTTTCTCTCTCAGAATC